AGAGCGGCTATCACAAAAATACGATACCGGAAGGATGCAAGATACTGACTTGCGGTGTTGACGTGCACGCCAAAAACTTCTACCACAGCGTATGGGGATGGGGTGACGAGGGACGCGGTTGGTTGATTTCATGGGGTATCGTTGAGACTGACATGAAGTCTGGCGGCGATGAAGCGCTAGAGGCTTTAATGGCGTTGCGCGAGACTCCCTTTGGCGGTGACAGGAAGCTACGCGTAATAGGTTTCTGCGTGGATAGCGGTTATTGTACTGAGGAGGTGTACGCATGGGCCAAACAGCATGCCTGGATAATGCCTGTCAAGGGTAAGCGCGGCGACGTGTTAGTACCAGAGGGCGCAGAGCAATATATCATGTCGTCAACGCGGGTAGAAAAGACGCCACGCGGGAAGTCTGCCGAGGGTGTCATGTTGCGCACGGTGAATACTGGATTGATCAAGCGCGAGCTGTACGACAACATCAAGTGCAACCGCTACGACTTCCCTATTGACGTTGATCAAACTGTCCTGGCGCAGATCAACAGTGAGAAGCTGGTGAAGCGGAGGAAAAAGACAACGGGTGAGATACAGCGGTTTTTTGTCAAGAAGGCGGCTGACGACGATGATAGGCGAACGTCGAAAAATCACTATTTAGACACCTGCGTATACGCGCGTGCCTGTAAGGAGCTACTATGCGCGGGGTTGTCAATGGATGAAGCTGTTGCGAAGTGGTATCGTGCACCGCGACGCCGGCAGATACGAGCGAGTTACGATGACGTATAGCAGCTATGACAATGGCAAATGCTGGAAGTGCATGCGTCCGATGGTGATCGCTGGCAGGTGTGGTGCATACCTGCGGTGGACGTGTCCTGTTTATCGCAACCATGACACATATTTCCAGTATATAGGATTCTTAAACTCAAACCAAATAGAGGAGCTACTGAATGACAGACAAGCACAAACAACGAGTAAAGCGGTTTGGTGATAAAATGGCGAAGGATGACGATGTGTCTGCGCACGTGATAACGGTGTTTTACAAAAACGGCGACATCGAAAACAACTGGAGCGGTATTGATAACGGCCATAGTTACGATTCTGCACCGTTTCTGCTCGAAGATGACGACGAATGATCTGATATTCATAGTCCTGTTCGGGCTATGGTTCATATGGATGCTTGAATATGGAAACTGACTTTAGTTTTTTAATGCTGATGGCAGCGTTCGCGTTCGGGCCTGCCGTTTTAGTGATAATTGTAACGCAATGGTGTAAAATGGAAAAGGGTGAAAAGAAGAAGCGCAAGTACCAGACGTGTTTATCTGTTCCGCCTCGGCCAGACACGCGGATAGAGTGTCCTGCGTGCGGGTTAAAGGAAAACAGGCGCGTCATTAGGACGTACAAGCAACCAGGAGTAGCCGTGCACCGGTATTACAAGTGTTCATGCGGGCAGCCTATCCGCCAGAGCGACAAGTTTAGTGATCGGATTTGAAGGCTTTTAGCGCGTCAACTATGCGCGAGTTCATCCCAAGTAAGTCGATTACAAGCATGAGCCTGTAAGCGGGCGCGCCCATCTCGCGCGTGTCATGCTCCCAATGCTTCCATGCGCGCACGGTAACGCCGAATAGTTGCGCGGCTTGCTGTTGGGTTAGTGCGTGCTTGGTTCTGAAGGTTTTAGGTGTCATTTGGTTGCTCCGGTCGGCATTAGTAATTCTCATACAGTGCCCCTTCTTTTAGGCGGTTAGGTTAAGGCGCCCGAAGGCGCCCCGATTGGTCATTGCCAGTCTTGCCAGTCTGCGCATAGGTCGAAACCAATTCCTGACTCGTTGTATTGTTCCTCTGTGATGCTTTGCATTAGCTCTGTAAGCTGATTGCTTACCTTTTCGAGATTTGCCTCGGCGCGCTCTTGCTGTGCTGCTGACTGCTTCCAGTACTCACCGCACTTTTTATCCCACTTAATGTAGCGTTCGTTCAGTGTTGCTACCTTTTTGATCAGTGCTGCGTTCGTCATTCCTTACTCCCCTATTCCAAAAAATGATTCAAGTGAATCAATTTCAACCTTGCCAAAAACCTCTTGGTACTCATCGTCAAGCTTGCCTTGATCTGCGATTCGCGAGATTCCCTGCTCTACACGAAGGTCGCGAACCTTGTTAATCAGCTCTCGTGTTTCGTTGTCCATTTTGCTTTCTCCCGTTTGAGTTGTTTCCCTGTTCTCCATACCCTTAGAATAGTGTACATTGTTCACCATGTAAATAGCAAATTAGAGTTTTTTTATTTTTTTCTCGAAATAGGCAGTTTTCTCGACTGATAAAATTAACGTGCTAGAAAATAGCAATCTATACAATTTTGTAATTTTACACAATTCATACCCGCGCTAATATTGCCGTTGTATATACAAAAACACGCAATAGGCGCGAATGGCAAACAGTTCAAGCAGTAGTTCCAGTTCGGAATCATCATCATCATCCGGCGTCATTGAGTCCCCTTTTGCGCTTTTGGAAGCGGTTGAGGCCGCGATTAGGGCCGTATTAACGGGCGCGCAGGGGTACACACTCGGAGACAGGCGCGTTACGCGTGCGGACTTGGCAGATTTGCGGGATTTTCGCAAAGAGCTAAAGCGCGAGATTAATCAGTTGCAGGGCAATAATCGTCCTGTTTCGTATCCAGATCTGCGCCTGTGAAGATGCTCAAGAACATCCTAGACGGCGCAAACGTCGCCATGTTTGGTTATGACGCCATTGTTGATAAGAAACGGCGCAAGGCACCATCCACGCGCACAAAAAGCGAAGATCGTCAGTTAAAAGACAACGATAAGCGCAAGGCACAGGCGACCATACGCGATCAGCGTCGAAACTATGCTCTTACTGCATGGATGATTCGTAAACACCTTGACTACGTTTCATCCTTCAATTTTCAGGCGACTACCGACGATCCCGCATACAATCGCCAGCTCGAATCGCTTATGCGATGGTGGGGGCGCGCACGCAATTGTGATATTGCCGGCCGCCACAGCCTACGCAGCTATATCAGATTGGCAGAGGCATCGCGCACCGTTGACGGCGACATAGGCACGATACTTTTGCGCAGCGGCCACATCCAAGCCATCGAAGCTGATCGGATCGGTAAGCCCGATGTCGGCGGAATCCCAGAAGCGAACCTTTCAACGGACGAGCGAAACCGTGTACAAAACGGCGTTATCGCTGACAATCGCGGGCGCGCCATCAAATACGTCCTTAATCGTCGCCAGATCAACAATGATAGCCTGATTTTTGATCGTGTAGTCCGCGCGCGTAATTTCAAACTGCTTGCATACTACGACAGGTTCGATGCGGTGCGCGGGGTTTCTCCGCTGATGACTGCGATCAAAAACTGTGCAGATGTCGACGAGGTACAGGAGTACCAACGAATCAAACAAAAGGTATCGTCGCTATATGGCAGCGTAATATCACGCGAGCAGGTTGACGACAACGATGGCTTCACCTACGCGGACGATGGCGATACGGATTCGCCTAAGTACGACTATGAGCTTAAAGCCGGAATGAAGTTGGAACTCAACCCAGGCGATAGCGTCGACTTGCTTGAATCCAAAACCCCAGGCGCGTCGTTTATCGAGTTTCAGCAGATGTCTATACATATTGCTTTGCTCGCGCTCGATTTGCCCATGACGATGTTTGACTCAAAGCAGTCGAGCTACTCAGCACAGCGCCAGGACTTATTGAATTATCAACGATCAGTTCGCGCGAAGCAGGCAGACTTGATTGATTTCCTTGACGAACTAACAGCGTGGAAAATCGGCACATGGGAGCGATCTGGACTACTGCCACGCCGCGAACGTCCGCAGGATGGCACAACGCCAGTAAATCCTGCATGGGTGTGGCGTCCATGTGGCATACCGTGGATTGATCCGTTAAAAGAGGTGAATGCCTACTCAATCGCAGTCGCCAACGGGTTGCTGTCACGGCGCGAGGCTAAGAATTTAATGGGTTGCAGCGATCAGTCATGGGAACGGACGATTGACGAACTCGCGGAAGAGGAAGAAATGGCTGTCACTAAGGGTGCAACACTACAGATCGCAATGCCAGGAAGCATAACCACGCGCGACGAAGAAGGTGTTAGCAATCCCGCGAATGAGACAGTACAGGACAGAGGACAAGATGAGTAAAAAACAACTATTTGCAACTGCGATATTTAACGTAAGCGAGGCCGAAATTGACGCGGAAAAGGGCGTCATTCGCGGCATCTCGCTTAATCAAGTCGGGCCTGCGAAAGGACATGGCGTGCAACTCGATCAATCGTTTGTCGATGATGTGGCCAGACTAGGAAACGAGCAGGGCAGCGGCGGTATCAAGGTAAGGTATGGGCATCCGACAATGTGCGGTAACGCGCTGTTGGACGCACCATTCATCGGACGCGCCAAGAACTTTTACGTCGATGGCGAAACGGCGCGCGGAGATTTGTTTTTGAGCAACAGCGCCAAGGATACGCCTGCCGGCAACCTGTACGAACGGGTTTTGTCAATGGCTGCGGATGATCCTGACATGTTCGGAATGTCAATCGTTTTCACCCCTGGCGAATCGTACAGGGTTGACAAGGACGGCAACAAGTTTAGCGAGAGCGAGCCTGAATTTCGACAACTAGCGGGAGATCCTTACGCCACTATCGAAAAGTTGCATGGTGTCGATGTGGTTGATGAGGGCGCGGCAACGGATGGGCTGTTTGGTATCAAGTCAGCAGAGTTCGCAACCATTGCAACGGATTTTTTAGACAATAATGAGCGACTATGGGAATTGATCGAAGCGAATCCCGCAGTCGTTGAACAGTTCATGGCTCGCTACAAAGCACGGCATGAGCGCAACAATGAACCAGAGGAAACAGAAATGCTCGATAATCAGACGATTAATGAGACGAACGAAAACGCCGACGAAGCTGTAGAGCTTTCGACGGAAGGAAGAACCGATACCGAGACATTCACGGCAGAGTCCGCAGAAGTTGTCGAAGTACAGGAACAGCCAGTTGGATTCAAAGAACTGTACGACGCGTACGGCCCTGCCTTTGCTGAGTATGCCTTTGAGGAAAAGCTGACGGCAGCAGAAGCCAAAGACGCATACCTCGCACACATGCAGGATCGTGTCGCTGACTTGGAAATGCAGTTAGCCGAATCCGTTGAAATTGGCGAAGAAGAACCCGCCGAGTTTGCAGCGGTTTCGACAGACGAAGAAAACAAGGCAGCATCGGTTGATAAGCGTGCTGCTGAACTTGAGCGAAATGGAGTCTCGCGCGGAGTCGCCAGGTTTGCCGCATCGCTCAATCTGAATAACGAATAAAGGAGTAAGAAAAAATGGCTCTTACACTACTTGATATCGCCAAGCAAAATGGAACGGTTGGCGATCTGATTGAAGATTCGCTGCTTGCTGCGCCTGAAGTCCAGGTGATTCCTGCGCGCACGATTAGCGGCTATATGTACAAGACACTGCATCGTACAACCATTCCTACGGTTGGTTTCCGTGATGCTAACGAGGGTGCCGCTGCGGTTCAGTCCGTATTCAAGCAGCGCCTGCACGAAACTTTCACTGTTGACGTGTCCAGCGAAGTTGATGTTGCCGTTGCGCGACAGGCTGAGGATGGTACGGCAGTTGTATTGGCGCGTGAAGCATCTGGTATGCTCGAAGGCGCGTTTCGCGGCATGGGTTCGCAGTTTTACTACGGCACTGCGACTACTGTTGAGACTTCAATTGCCGGCAGCCCTACCAAGGGTTTTAAGGGATTGAACGAACTGACAGGATCGACGATTGAGGTTGATGCTGGCGGTACTGGCTCGGCTCGCTCGTCCGTATGGGCTGTTGTCGGCGGTGAGCGCGGTGTCCAATGGGTTCTCGGTAATGAGGGTTCATTTGAGACTGATGATCCGCGCATTGTCCGTGTAACTGACAGCAACTCAAACCCGTATGATGCTTGGCGCACGCCGCTCACGTTTGATATTGGTTTGCAGGTTGCAAACGAAAACGCACTCGGACGCATTAAGAATCTGACAACTGCGTCGACTTTGACTGATGACATGATTTATGAATTGCTGTCAACATTCCCCGTCGGCATTCGCCCGAATTGGCTTTTCATGAGTCGACGTTCACTTGAGCAATTGCGCGCAAGCCGTACAGCAACAAATGTCGTCGGTAGCCCTGCTCCGAATCCCGACAGCGTAGCCGGCGTGCCGATCATCGTCACGGACTCCATCCTTGACACCGAAGATGCATAATAGAGGAGTATTGAAAAAATGCCCAACGATTATTCCCCAGCCCGTAGCGATGCCGCTCTAAATCCAGCCTCGCTGGCTTTGCCGTCAGCGGCTTCGACTACGGTTAATAGTGCGAGCGTTGATCTCAACGCTGTCACTCCGTTTCTTGCAGAGATTGAGTTTGAACTCGTCTCAGCAAGCGCAAGTTTGGACTCGACCGCTTTGCCGAATGGCGAAACCATTACTTATGTACTGGCAGAGTCAACCGACGACAGCACGTTTACTGCCGTTTATACTCTTGATGAGGCGACTATGACGGGCGCGGGTGGTGCCGGCGATACAGCCAACACCGTCTATTTCCGTTTGCCGTCTGACATCAGTCGGTATGTCCGCATCCAGGCTACTACGTCCAGTTCTTCTGGCGATTGCTCGGCCGCTAGTCTGACGCTTCGCGCGTTGTTCTAAGCAAACTTGCAACGGCAATTGGCGGGGAGGTAAGACTCCCCGCCTAGCCCTTCTTTTGGAGGTAGGCATATGGGCCTAGATAGGAAAACAGGTTTAAGCGGTTGGACTGGCAGTGCTGGTGTCTACTACCAAGCATCGCGCCCGTCAGTGCCGTTTCCGTCGTCGAAGTCATGGGATGATTATCTGCGGTTGCAGTCGATGCTGAATAATGATGCACAGGTTACGCATTACAGCACGACAAAACCGACATCAGATCATGACAGTGCGGATACGGCTGGATTAGGGCGTCCCTTTCGGGTTGGCGCACTTTGGTATAATAATACCGACAATGGTTTGTACATCTGCTCTGATCACACAGCAGGCGCTGCCGTTTGGAAGGATATTGGCGGAATCACTGCAAACAACAGTAGTTCGTCGTCAAGTTCAAACTCATCAAGTTCAAGCAGCGACAGTAGCAGCAGCTCAAAGAGTTCCAGTTCTGACAGTACGCTATCGAGTTCGTCGCAATCGTCGTCCAGTGACAGCACTATGTCAAGCAGCTCGCAGTCAAGCAGCAGCAGTAGCCTTGGCAACAGTTCAAGCAGCTCAACTGTCGCCGGCAACACGTCAAGCAGCAGCAGTAGCCCGTAAGGTAGCCTAAAATGGCTTTAGATAGTACGATCTTAGACGCAGACGCAGAGTTCATCGTAAAGCAGGATTTGCCTGTGACGGTGACTGTTAGCGGTAGTTCGTACACAGGCACTCGCATGAGTGTCAAACAAATGAGAGAGTCGGCGTCGGAAGGTTTGCGAGATCGGTACGTTTTTAGCGTTTACTTGGTTTTAGCAGACTTGGCAAGTGTCCCCGACGTCGACGATCTCATTTCTATCGGCGGCACAGAATACTTGGTACTGGCAAAGGATACGGATGACGCTCAAGACATACTGCGATTGGACTTAGCGGAGAAATACGGGCATGGCCTTTAGGCTTTCAAACGTAAATATCCAAAAATCAACCTTCACCCCTGGCAAGGACAAGACGTTTACGGGTTGGGAGAAGGAGTCTGAGCGCGAATTTCAGAAGCGAGTCGCGAGGATGGAAACGATGGTACGCGCTGAGATGCCCACTGTTATTCGCAACGCAAGCAAGGACACGGTTAAGCAGTTGGTCAAGGTTACACCAATCGGCAAGGGAAGGACGCGCGGATTTGCTAAGGCGGGTTGGGGTAATGCGATGCTTTCGCTGAATATTCAGCCAAGAGGCTGGTTCTTTCGCGGCTCTGGACCTCGTGGCGAGCGCTGGCGTGATTTCGGTGGACATGTTGACAACCTAAAGCATCGAAACAAGCCGACATACTCGCTCATTAATAACGTGCCATACATACAAGAGATGAAAGGTAGTAGTGCAGTTGTTCCGCGCGCATACCGAAACTCAGTCAGAATTTACGATAAGCGTTTGGCCAGGATGGCAAAGCGCATGGAAAAGCGATGGAGTCGCTAAATGGCCGTACAATCCAACACGGAATGGAAGGCAGAAGCGGCGGTTATTGCGGCTTTAGGCCAGTCATCAGATTTTACTACAGGTACGACGGTAAGGCGCGCGTTCGACTACAGCAGCAATGTTGCGTATCCGTGCGTTACGGTGCAATGCGTTAGCGCCGAGCACCCAGAAGAATACGCGGGCCGTACTGGGCTTGAGATAATTTTTGTAGAAATTTCATCGTACACAGAGAGGAGCAACGACAGCGATGGCAGCACGGTTACAACTAACCTGGGCGCGGCACGTGACATTGTACGTGATCGTAACCTCAAGCGTTGGCTTAATACAGTCACAGGCTTCACCGTGTACGGTGCAAAAGAGGCAGGCGCAAGCGTTGCAGCGGATACAGTCGGGCGCGAGCGCATACGCAGACGCGCATTCACGATTGAAATGTGGGCAACATGCACAGACGTACCAGACGAGTCGTCATCAAGTAGCAGCGACAGTAGTACAGGCGGATCGTCGCTTTCTTCTTCGTCAAGCTCATCATCGTCGTCAAGCAGCAGCTCTAGCCAGTCATCAACGTCACTATCATCGAGTTCGTCAATTTCAAGCACGAGCGAAAGCAGCGCGAACAGTTCGAGTTCAAGCGCTTCCTCGTCGCAATCATCAACATCAGAATCATCAGTTAATTAATAGGAGGCCGTAATGGCTGACACACTCATTTCGGATCAGTCGCTAATCTTTGGCGTAACTGATACGGGTACGCTAGGATTCTTCGAGACAATCGATTTCGAGGATGTCAGCGACAAGGTTGAAACCAAGGACGGCGATGGCGACATCATCGGTATTGATTATCATAGCAAGCGCTACGTCGTTACGGGTACATATGTTTTCGACAGCGGGCAGGCTTTGCCTACAACCGGAAGCGCGATAACTCTCACTTCGCAGTCGAATCAAATGTCAATCGGCAGTAATGCAATTTACGTGGATACAGTCAAGCAGGTATACAGCAACGCCGATTTTACCAAGGTAGATTTCACGGCTACCACATATCCAAGTATTAGCTAAGGGGAGCTTAAAGGATGGGCAACCAGCGGCAAGTAAGCAGAGAGGAGTACGAGCGCTTAAACGCGGCGGCGGCGCGCGCGAAACAGGATGGACGGTTTGATATTGTCGAGCCTGACACCGACAGCGCATCGCTCGCTGCAATGGGCGCAACGTACCAAATAGGCAACATACAAGTCCCGCAAATGGGACTGGACACGGTTGTACTATTATCAATCGCGGGAGTGTCTTTGGATGAGCACGACGATGATAAGTCTGATGCCGAGCAGATGCGAGATATTGCTATGGCCCTTTATGTCATAGCCAACGGTTCCGAGGCATGCCATATGCTGATGGGTGTTAAGCAACGATTGAAAGCGCTTGAGCGCCTTGAAGGACTCGCCAAGAAGTCGCCAGATATGTTTGATCGATACATGAATAAGATCGACGAAATAGGCGGGACTGCATTCGCAGAGGTTGAAGCGCGCGCGATTGCTTTCCTCGGAAGCATTGAAGGCGCAACTTTGGACGATATAGCGAGTACGATTGGAATGATGGCCGAGGACTTCTCGGTTGTCATGGGCCTTTTACCTGACAGCATGAGCGATAAAAAAAAATAGACGG